TGGTTGCCCTGATGGTGCTGGTGGCGCTGATTAACCGATACTGGCTGGTACCGCGATTCCGCCTGGCTGGCAGCGGGACGCAGCAAAAATTTATTCGCATGACGCAGCTTGAACTGCTGCTGGCGTGCGGAGTGGTTGGGCTGGTCAGCGTATTTGCCACGCTGTCGCCAGCCTGAATGTGGTTTAAGAGAGAAAAGGGTAGTTATGTTGCTGAAGAAAGTGATCCCCGCAATCCTGTTGTTATCCGTATGCGGCCAGGCGCTGGCGGCACAAATCATTACCGTCAGCCGCTTTGAGATCGGTAAAGAGAAGTGGCCGTTTAACCGTGAAGAGGTGATGCTGACCTGTGAGAAAGATGGTGCGATGTTTGCCATCAACCCGAGCACGCTGATGACATACCCCCTGAACGATATCGCCGACACACTGTTCAAAAACAAACAGGTGAAAGCGCAGCCGATCAGCGTGATTCAGGTTGAAGATAAAGCGCATCCGGGCCAGATGATGAGTCTGCAGCCGATTGTTGAGCGCACCCAGGCGCTGTGCGGTAAATAAACCTGTCGGGTGCAGCACCGCGCTGCGCCCAACCCCTCTTTTTTGCCGTTGCGATCACAAACTGATCCGGTTTATGGTCCTGCGCCTCCCGTTTGCTGGCAATTCCACCGCGCTGTTCTAATGTTAAATGGCAAGGCGACATCGCCTTCATAAATGCCAACTTTTAGCGCACGGCTCCTTGAGAGCCATTTCCCTGGACCGAATATAGGAATCGTATTCGGTCTTTTTTTGGTTGGCATTTAAAAATAGTAACTTACAATATAATCAATCAGTTAAGCCCAACCCTGTTATCTTCTGTTCTACTCTGCTGGACCCTGTGCCGCCACTTTGCCGCCATTTTTCTTTGCCAATAACGCCAGCGGATTGCAGCGAATTGCATCCTCAAGATGATCGGGCGCGAAGTGCGCATAACGCATCGTCACCCTGATGTCGGAATGCCCGAGAATACGCTGCAGCACGATGATGTTTCCCCCGGCCATCATAAAGTGACTGGCAAAGCTATGGCGCAGTACATGGCTCATCTGGCCTTCAGGTAATTCAATACCGGCCAGGCGAATGACCCGATAAAACTGGCGATAGCACTCTGCAAAAAAACGGCCCTCTTTGTCTTTTAATTCATTATACAGAGCGTTGTCGATGGGTACCGAGCGGTTCTTTTTGCCTTTGGTATTGATGAAAGTGATTTTGTTTGGGGACAATTGTGAGGCTTTAAGATTCGCGGCTTCACTCCATCGGCACCCGGTTGAAAGGCAGATTTTGATAATCAGCGTCAGATCAGGGTTATCGTGAACTTGGCAGGCGGCAAACAGCTTTTGTATCTGGGCTTCAGTCAACCATGCCATTTCTTTCTCTGGCTGATCAAACTCGCGTATATTTTTAAGTGGGTTGGGGTAGCTGATTTCGCCAAGCCGTTCCAGTTCATTAAAAAGAGCCCGAAGGAATGCATGTTCACAGTTAATGGTACCCGGTGAGACCTTTAACGATTTATCACTGGTTTTGTATCCGTTCTGTATGAGTCCCTGTAAACGCCGATCCCGATAATGTGCCCAATCCTTCGAAGTGATAGAGGCAGCAACGGGGTTTCCCATACCATTGCAAATAATATTGAGTTTGCCGAGTCGGCCTTTTCTGTCACTTAGCGAGCAACCGTGCAGTTTGTACCATAGCTCGATAAGTTCGCTAAGCTTGCGGTTATCCTCTTTCTCAGCCAGCCAGGGTTTAGCCTTCATTTCGTCCTGAGTGTATTGCTCAAAGGCAATGGCTTCGGCACGGGTCCTGAACTGTCGTCTCACTCGTTTACCATCCCTTCCATTGAGATAGCACTCGCAGAGCCACTTACCTGTATTTAATTTCCTTATTGCCATGCAATCCCCCTTGATAAAAGGGGATTAAATTACTGTATGTAAAAACAGTATTCAATGTTTGATTATGGATTTTCAAACATGAAAAAGCCCTTTGAGCGGGCTAAATTAATGCAGAAGGGAAGGTTGCTGTTGGCTGGTGTAGAGTGGCACCTTATTGATTTGCCCAGGCGAGACAATCATTCCAGTCACGGTCTCGTGTGTTTTGAATGTGCAGCTGCAATTAATATTCTGGCACTGGTGATAACGTTCTTTTGTTTCTTTTGAAACATAGCGGCTGCTTTTTGCGTGGGCTGCTGTCTGGCATAAAGGGCAGTGCATCATCATCGATATCCTCAAAAAGGGCAGGGGAGAGCCACTTAGTTTGAATATGCAAATCGTGTTTTGCAAATTACACCCGAATTAAGTAGTTTCCGTTTCACCCTCTGTTTCTGACTGATATTCAATATCTTTAAGCAGCACTTCAAACTCAAGCGTGGTTGTGTATCCGCTGCCGCTCAGGCTATGCGTCACCTTACTGATAATCCACGGCTGTGCATCGATCACTGATTTAAAGCCGCTCACCCTGACCGGCGTTTCCGGGTACAGGTCGGCACGTCCCATCGCGAGCGTAAGCGAGAACTCAGCGACGCCGCGCTGCAGCTTATCCCATTTCGCTTTAGCCGCCCGCATCGCGGCCGCTTTCGTCGCATACACGGTCGTCAGGGTGAATATGTTGTCTTCCGTGCCAGCCAGATAATCACCCTCTCTGGCCTCCGGCGTCTTGGTCGCGGTCGCCTTTTTCTTCTTCGCAGCCGGGTGCTCCAGCGCGCGCAGATGCTTTTCTTTCGGCTTGCGCTTTACCTTAACTTTCTTTGGCTTCGGGTCTTTGGTATGCAGCCAGCTCGCAGAGACGCCAGTGTATGCGCCACGGTCGGCAATGCTGAAGCTGTGCCGGTCGCCATCCTGCCGCGTGATCGTCATCTGCGGGATTGGCTTGCCGCTGGCGGTTACACCGTTACCGGGCTTTATAAACAGAAGTCGTCCGGCCTTCACTGCCGCAACCGCGCCGTACAGCGTGGCGAGTCGCGTCAGGAATTTAGCGTCTGTCTCCTGCGTCTGGTCAATGTGAGCCACGGAAATTCCGGCGAATCCATCGGCCAGCATTGGCTTTAAGTTATTGCGCCCGGCAATCTGCGTCACGACTTCCCCCAGGGTGGTGTCGTGATAGGACACCTCCCGGCGGGAATTGAGTGAGCCACGGAAATCAGCGCTGCGGGCGCGGATTGTCATGGTGTCCGGCGCGCCGTGGTGCTCAACCTCATCAACGGTGAAATTACCTTTGCCGAAAAGCGTCTGGCCTTTCCAGCCGAGAAACAGCGTTATCACCGCACCGCGTACCGGCATAGCCAGCTGCCCGTCGGCGTCGTCCAGCTCAATATCCAGCTGGTCAGCCTCAAAGCCGCGATTATCGGTCAGCGTCATCGAGATAAGGCGATCCCGGATATTGGTTGTGACGTCTTTAGAATTAACCTTCAGCATGAAATCCGGCGTCAGCTGCGCCCCGGCCTGCACAGGCAGGCTGCTTATCCCGATCATCCGAGCAGCCCCCCTGCAGTTGAAATCAGGCTACCGGCCGCCGACTTCACGCCGTCAATTGCTGACGTGAGCTGCCCTGGCAGGCTGGCGGATCCGCTGATAAGACCATCAGCCTGTTTCTTTAGATCGCCAAACATCGAGGTGAGCGACTCATCAACGCGCTTCAGGCTCAGGGTAAACATGATTTTACTGGCCGTCCCGTTTGGATAAAACTCGCTGAAGGTGTTAGAAATACTCTCGATCACGTACATGCCGTAAATCATGCCGCTGCCGCCAATCAGCGGCCATGCCATCCCCTCGTCGGCCATCAGGCGGACGGTCATCAGCGACACCGAGCCGCCTGTGATTTCCGGGCGCAGCTCCCCGGATAGCGTGATTTTTTCATCGCCCGGCCCGATAAACTGCGCCGCCGGACGCTGCCCGAACCGGCTGTTAGTGGGCCAGCGGTAGTCGATATTCTGCTGCATATCCCCGTAAGGCAGGGTCTGTCGCATAAACGGCATCATGCCGTAAATCATCATCATCGTTTAATCCTCCCAGCCCATTTTGCTGCGGTTCTGCGCCTGGCGGTTGCGCTGCTCTTTTGCCTGGTGCTGCGCCATCAGCGCCATTGCGTCGTCTTTGGTCATACCCTCATGCATGTTGATTTCATACTGATAAGTATTCTGGCTGCGATCGGTGAATCCGCTCCCAGCTGACGGGGCTGAAACCGGGCGGTAAGGCGCACCACCATAAGCGATGTTGTATTGCAGCCCGCTGGTATCTGCGCCCGCGCCACCGGTTGCTACCGGATCCGGGGACGGGACTTTGTCTTTGAGGCCATCGGATTTCGTGTCGATAATGCCGAGCTTATCCAGCACCCAGTTGATGCCGCCCATAAGCTGATCGAGCGCGTGGCTCGGGATTTTCAGCGCCTCAGCCAGCATGTTGCCGAACTTCTTACCCATGTCTCCGGCGGCGGCAAGTTCGGTCTGCGTGGATTTCACCGGCTCCAGCAGCTTGCCGAACCAGTCCCACAGCTCTTTGACCTTGCCGCCTACCCACTCAAAAACCGGCTTCAGCGAACCGAAGGAATCACTGATCGGCCCCATCGCTGCGGTAAACCCTTCGGCCATGCCTGCTATAAAGGCGCTGATAGGCTCCCAGTATTTGCGCACCAGTAGCGCCCCGGCCACGATTGCCGCCACGACGGCCACCACCGGCAGCGTGATAGCGCCGAGCGCGGCCGTAATAGCTCCGCCAGCGATGCTGAATGCCGTGCCGAGAAACCCCGCACCGGCAATCAGGGTATTCACGCCCGCAATTACCGGCCAGGCTACCAGCCCGATTGCGCCCAGCGCCCCGGCCAGCATCAGCCCGCCCATTACCACTTTTGCTATACCGCCTGCCAGCGCAGGGTTAGCTTTAATCCAGTTATCAACCGTCAGCAGCAGTGCCGCCGTGTCCTGGGTAAGTGCGCGCAGGCTGCCGTCGTTCTGATCAAAGAGATCGGTGCCAATAGCCTCATAAGCAGACTGCAGCTCTTTCAGGTCGCCGCCGAGATTATCCTGCATGACCTGGACCAGCTCGGCCGTTTTACCATCAGAGGCTTTAAACGTGGCGGTCAGCTGATCGAGCTTACCGGTTGAGGCGGCGGTCATCAGCACGGCGGCCGATGAGCTGGCCTCCTCGCCGAATATGGTTTTCATATACTCGGCGCGCTGACCTGTTCCCAGCTTGTGTCTATCAAAACTCGCCTGCATTTCTTTCAGGATGGTGAATATCGGGCGGGTATTTCCTTTGCCGTCTGCCGTTTTAATCCCCAGCTCTTTGATAGCCTTGGATGATTCGCCGGTAGGAGCCTGCAGCCTGCTCAGTACGGCGCGGCTTCCCGTACCGGCCATTGAGCCGGTTATTTTGGCATCGTGCAGAGCGCCGACCATCGCCGCCGCCTGCTCGATGCTGACACCTGCGTTTTTCGCTACCGGGGCGACGTAGGTCAGCGAGTCGCTGAGCCCGTCAAAGTCAGCGGCCGTTTTATTCATGGTCATCGACAGCACGTCGCCGATGTGTGCCACCTTATCGTTTGAAAGCTGGAAGGCTGACTTCATCCCCATCAGCAGCCCGGCGTTTTCCTCCATCGTGCGCTTGTTTGCCAGCGCCATGTTGAGCGTAACCGGCGTAACGGCCTGTACGGCAGCGGCATCACCGCCGCCTTTGGCGATAACGATTTGCGCGCCTGCGGCATCATCGGCAGAGGCGGCGGTTGTATCACCCAGCTGACGCGCCTGCGCACGCAGGGCTTTCATTTCCGGCGATTCTTTCCCCACGCCGAGCACGGCCTGCAGCTCGGAATTTTTCTGTGCAAAATCAAACCCCGGCATCAGCAGCGAGGTTGCTGCCATGCCGCCAACCGTGGCAGCACCGATACCGGCCGCGCCCATGTTCCGCACCTTGCCTGACAGCTCCTGCCCTTTGCGGTAGCGTTCGCTGGTCTGGTTCAGCCGCTCCTGCTGCGCATTCAGCCGCTGCAGCTCCATTTTCTGCCGACTCAGACTGACGGTTGCCTGCGCTGAGGCGGATTTCAGGCGCTTCTGCTCGCTGCTTAGGGCTTTGGTGGAAATCCCCGCGGCGTTAAGTGCCTCGCGCTGCTGCTGCACCGAAAGGCGCAGGCTGTTGGACTTCGTCTGCAGCTCCGACGCTGCCTGGCGGGCCTTTTCCAGTGCGCGGGCCTGCTGTGTTGTCGGGCGCTCCGTGTTTTTAAACTGCACGGCCAGCGCCGCTACCTCCTGTTTTGCATCTTTGAGGCTCTGCTGCGTGACGGCCAGCTGCGCACTGGCCTTGCGGAAGCCATCAATTTTCCCCGCCTGTGCATCCAGCTCCTTAATCGTCGTCTGCGTCTGGCGTATGTCAGATGACAGATTTTTGGCAGCGGTCTGTACGGCTTTGAAGGGGCGCGAGGCTTTGTCTACAGCATTCAGCAGCACCTGAACCTTGAGGTTATTGCTCATCCGTGGTTGCTCCGCTGCGGATAAAGGCTTTATGCCGCCAGCCCATCAGCTCGGCCAGCGGCATGTCGTACATCTCGGAAGGTTGCCAGTGAAATATCGTGGCAATGTCGGCCATCAGGTCGTTGACCGTCAGGCCGTGCGGCCAGTCTATTCGTCCGACTTCGACTGCAAAAAACCAATCACCTTGCCGCCCAGCGCAATCAGGTCAACCGGATCAAGGGCGTTACATTCGGCCTTTGTCAGTGCTGGCAGGGTAATGCGGGGCAGCACTGTCAGGAGTGAGTCAACATCCGACTGGCACAGATCAGCCAGGCGAACGCCGCGCAGGCTTCCGGCATTCGGCTTAATCAGCTCCACGCTTTTGATTTCGGTTTCGCCGCGCATCAGCGGGGTTTCAAACTCAACAACGTTATCTTTCTTTTCCATGATTATTCTCTGTTCACTGTAGTCAGTTAAAGCCAGCGCCGTGCGCTGGCGTCAGGGTTTATACCAGGCCGAGGTTTTTACGGCGCTGCTCAAGACGGTCAGTGCCGTTGACCTTCTCCACCATGTTGATGGTGTCGATTTCGATCAGCTCTTTGCCGTTAAAGGTCAGCTTGTAATAGGTGTTTTTGGAGGTGATTTTGGTTTCGGTATCTTCACCCTGTTTGGCTTCGCCAAAATCAAACGACTGATGCTTACCGCGCACCTCAATCTCTACCGCGATTTCCTCGCCGGTATCGTCGCGCTGGTAAGAGCCGGTAAAGCGCAGGGGAATGTCAGACGCGCCCCATTGCGTGAGAACCAGCTCATCAATGCCGCCGATGCTCCATTCAACATCGAGCGCGTCATCTTCCAGACCGTTATCGATAAAGGCCGCGCCGCTCATGCCGCCTGCGCGGAACGGGTCGAGCTTGCGCGCCAGCTTAGGCAGGGTCACGGCGGTGACGACGCCCTGATAGCTGTTAGCGTTATTAAAAAGGTTCATGCCCTTCAGTTTGCGTGGCAGTGCCATTTATCCGGCTCCTCAGCTGTTTACGGATGCGGCGAAGTTCGCCAGATAGGTGTCGGTGATGCGCTGGCGCAGCGTCAGGTCTTCCAGCGGCGGAACCGGCGTATAGTCGTAATCGATAAAGAGCTTGCCCGCCTTCAGGGTGTCTTTATCGTTGGCGCTTTCGTCATACCAGGCAGATGCACCCAGCAGATAACCGGCGTTAACCAGCTCGCGGAACTTGGCATTAATGCCCGCAATAATTTCCTTAACGAGAACTGGCGTTAGCGGTTTATCAACCGCCCACATATGCGCCTCGGCCATCGTGTCAGCCAGCACCTGCGCGGTGCGGGTGTAGTTCTCAAACTGGAACAGCGGATCGTCACTGCAGGTGCGGTTGCCCCAGAAGCGGAAACCGTCTTTACGGATCAGCGTGGTGACGTCGGCCTCATTGAGCAGGTCGGCGTCGGTGCCGGTCTGCTGCAGATCCCAGAACACCGATGCGGAAATGCCGGTCACGCCGTTAACGCCGACGTTAGACAGGGTTTTATGCCAGCCCGTGTCGTTGTCGATTTTGGCGCGCAGGCCCAGCGCACGGGCAGTGGCATAGGCGGTATCGGATTTGCTGGTCGCGGTGTTCCATGCAACGAAATCAGGCCAGATAACCATGATTTCGCGCTGGCTGAAGTTCTGGCGGTACAGGCGGGCTTCGGAAATGGTTTTACATTCCCATGCTGACACATAGGCAAAGGCGCGCAGCTGCTCCGCAATGCTGGCAAGCGCGGTTGCCACAGGCAGTGAATCCAGCCCCGGCACGCCGAGAATGCGCGGCTTAACGTCGAGCTGGGTCTGCGCGGCGAGCAGCGCTTTCATGCCGGTATACTGGCCGTTTTCATCCGTGCCGCCGATGATATTTGACGTGGTTTCGGCTTCGTCGGCACCTTCAGCCACGCGCACGACGACGGTCACAGGTTTGGACTGGTCAGCAATGGCCTGCAGCGCGGCCGCAAGCGTGCCTTTTTTACCCGCCTTGCCGACTGCGCCCTGCACGTTGGTGATAAGTACCGGCGTATTGAGTGGAAAGGTTGCCGCGTCAGCGTCCTGCGCGGTGCAGACCATGCCGACGATTGCGGTTGATACGGTTGTTATGGTGCGCGTGCCGTCATTAACTTCGACGACGCGGACACCATGATGATAATCAGACATCTGATGCACTCCGTTTTGAGGGTGTGCTCAGGGTGTCAGGTCAGGTTTAGCGGTGCATCTGATGGGGGTTTGCTGGTCGGTGAGCATGCAGAATTATCGATCTGCCGCTGATGCTAAGCCGGCATATACCGAAACTTAATAAGTTTATCCCTAAGGAATGATGTACGCTTATATAGTTATAAAAAATTAGAGTGAAAGAGAGAGGTTTTCATTTTTCACTACAATCTTTTTATTGTTAATTACTAGTAATGAAGTAGCACCTACACCAGTAAAAAGAGCATCGGCTTTGAAATAAACCTGACTAAGGTTGCCTGTCAAATGCCTAGCCATCTCCAAATCCGAACCCTGTAACATTACAGTTATATTTGATTTTTTCACTCCGATATAAGTCATCCCTGCATCACTCAGTACAGGAGGCATGCCAGAGAACATAAAAAAGAAAAACAAGCCACAGCCTACTACTAATCCTGCTAGGCTCTTTTTCTTCTGTTTCTGAATTTTCTTGTCATAATAAATATTTGGAATTAGCATGATGCAGAAGGCCGCCATAGCTATTGATAAAAATATTGAAAAGGCATCTATTTTACTTGAGGGTTTCATTAAAAAAATAATCACAATTCCTATTAAGGATATTAAAGAATGCGCAAAGATTGGTTCGTAAATTTTCATTAGTTTTGCCATTCTGTTTGTGCCTTTAAAAGTGCGAAGTAAATCTGACTTCTTTGTTCTGCGAAGGGTGAATAAAGCCACGCTCATAAATATTTTTGCGGTTATAATAGACATTGAATACCAGCAAAGAATAAAGAAAAACAAAAAAAGCGAGAACGATGCTATTACCATTAGAAAGAAAATTACATCAGACAAAGATAAGCCTGTTGGAAAAAATTGTATGCGCATACAATAGAACATAAAAACAACCACTCCTGCGCCTGTCAGACATAGGTAGATGTTTTTTGCAGTATCCATTGTTAGAAAACGTTTTAATGTGATCACTTTTCTCTCCTGATTCTTCATTCATTTTTATTAAAGGCTGTTCACTCGTGCCATCTGTTCTTACTTCCATAACTAAGTGGCTTTGTATGTTAAGACATATCATGTGGCATGGTCCATTAATAGAATGATGCTAGTTTATGATTTTTAATTCAAAGCGCACATAGTTACTTAAGGCGATAATTGCAAAACAATTTTTATCAAGAACTCATATTGAATGAGATATTGCTAACAACTTAAAAGAATGACAACTCCGGCTTGAGCTGTCACTCTTGTTCATTGCGGCCTGGCCGGCCATTCGATATCTGGCGCCGTACTGGTATCGATCCGGCTGAGTGCCACCCGGTATCGCTTCCACTCTGCCAAGCGGGTGATCTCCGCATCTGTCGCAATGCTGATATCAACTACATCCTGCAGCGGTGCAATGGTCCGGTTTGCCTCATCCGTTTCTGCTGCCAGCCTGCTGCTGGCAATCAGCGCCGCGTTTTCAGCATCTGTTACCGGGGCAGTAAAGACGCCGTCACTGTAGCGATAATTTATATCGGGCTTTTCGGGCAGCGCGGTGATATCCACCCATACCAGCGAAGGGTGATAGAGTTTTTCAGGCTTCACATTCAGCGCGACAATTTCCGCGACGCGCTGATTTTCAATGCGGGCATACGTTTTCATCAGCTGAATTCCTCAATAAAAATAACGCCGTCCGAACCGTAGTTACCAATAAAGGGATCGGATCGGGTATTACCGCCACCTCCGGCTCCAAAGGTTTTCCCTTTAACGGATAAATTACCGTCTCCGCTTCGCTTACCGCCGCCCCAGTAACTTACACCGCCATCACCAGAACCGCCTCGATAAGGGTTTGTGGTCGTCGAGATAATGCCGGGCGCATCGCTGCCGTCACCACCCTGAATATTTAAATCGCCGCCGACTGCCGTTCCGCCCGCGCCGCCCGCATCACCTGATGAAGTATTCACGCCGTTGCCCGCAGTCAACAGGCCGTTGAATGTGCTGCTTGTTGCTGACAGATTTTCATCGCTGCCACGGCCTACCACGCCGGGGTAAGTTTTGGTGTCGTCCACGTTCAGCCATGCGATGACCGTTCCGCCCGCGCCACCACCTGCGCCACGGCTTGTGAAGCCGCTGCCCCATCCAAGATAGCCGTAACCTCTGCCGCCGCCGCCGGTCAGGATAATCCTGATGCGTTTCGTTCCGGGCGTAGGCTTGTAGTTGATTGCTCCAGGCGTAGTAAAAATCTGGCGGCCAATAATACGCCCGGAAAACTTTTCTGTTAAACCGAGGTTTTTGAGAACGTCAGCAATCAGCCCGGCGTCTTTGATTTCTGCCAGGGCATTTGCGATCTGCAGGTACTGGCTGTGGGGGTTATCAGCATCGAGATGCTTTTTCATTACGCCGTCAGCGTATGCCTTTACCTCGATCACGGCATCATCAACATACTTGCGCGTCGCCAGCACTACTGACGGATCAATTTTCAGCGTGACGGCCGTTGTGCTGTTCACGATTAAAATCATGCGCACAGTCTGCGTCCGCCCGCTGCCTTCAGCCAGCTGCGGCTTATAGGTTTCCGGGCAGTTAGCAACGGCAATCAGCACGCCGTCGGCGTCATACAGGCCGATTTCGCGGATCCAGAAACCGCCCTCGCTTTCCGGGATAATCTGCTCGGCGATAATCTGGCTGCTGTTTGCCGCGTCAACGGTCAGGGAATTAAGCTGCGCGCGACGCTTCTCGCCGATGAGCTTTGTCTGTGCCGCATCAGGCGTCGGCAGCGTGCCGCCACCATCGCCGACACCCATAGAGGCGATGTTCACTTTCGTGCCGAGTGCGGCGGCGTTCGCCAGCTTAGCCGCGCCCTGATTGGTCAGCAGGGCAAAATATTTTGTCGTCATGCGCTCACTTCCGTCAGGTCAATAAGATGCACCGCCGCGCCAGAATAGACCGGCCCGCCGACGCTGATAAGCTCAGGGGTATAAGGGTAAACAGTCAGCTCGTCGCCGCTGTAGCTGGCAACGGCGACCGGCAGAGTGCCGTTAGCATCGAGATTAATGGACAGGCCAATAAGGTGACGGCTGCAGGGCTTGGCGTCAGCTATCAGGCGCTCCAGCTCGTTATACATCTCCTCGGTAATGCCGGTATCCAGTACGCCCACGTCCAGCCGGAACGTGCCAGCCGCTTCACCGGTTTTCCACCACTCGATTATTTTGATGAGATAGCCCAGCGGCTCAACGACGCGCCGGATAGCGCCTATCGTGCCCTTGTGCCGGTGCACGTACTGCGAGGCGGCAACCACGGCACGCTTTGTCGATTCAGGCCAGGCTGAATCCCAGCGGTCAACTGACCACGCCCACGCCAGATAGGGCAGAAGCTCCACCGGGCAAGTGTACGGATTCCATAACTGGCGCAGCGGCACGCTCATCGCGCCTGGACTTGCCAGCGCTTCGGCGGCAGCAATCTCAAGGGGTGTCGAGCCGGTCGGCAGCAGGCGCTCACTCATCCGAGCCTCCCACGGTCAGCGTGTAGCCTGTGCAGTAAGCGGCCTGTGTTTTATCAAGCACCACATCTGCAGCAGGCTTAATCAGATTGACGCGCTGCACGCCCTCAACGTGCATAGCGGCATACAGCGCAGACAGGCGAATGTCGCGGCCGAGGCGCTTCTGCGCGCTGACAAAGGCGGCGAGCTTTGCCTCTGAGGCGGCGCGGATTGGCTCCGCTTCCGGCCCCGGATAGAGGTACAGCTCGGCCACGATTTCGTATTCCACAATCTTTGCTGACTGCACGCTCACCCGGTCGGCAACCGGACGAACGTCTTCGTCGTTGAGCGCAGCGTTAACCACGGACAGCAGATCATCACCGGCCACGCCGTTGCCTTCACGCGCGAGCACAGTCACCGTGACCACTGCAGGCGACGGGCTGATGGCTGATGCATCGGCTACGCGGCCGTCAGCACTTTTGGCATGATACTCATAAGCGCCGGTTGGCCCGGCCACGCTCAGCCCTTCAAAGGCGGAAGCGATGCGCAGCCGGAAATCATCGTTACTTTCCATCACGGCGGCGGTTGGCGGAATGGTTGTATCGTCGGCCGGGGTAATGATCAGGCGGGGTACGCCATTGTTCGCGCCGAGCTGGTCAAGGTCGCCATCCAGCGCATACGCAACCATGACGGCTTTTGCCGCTTCGTTGATGCGCTGACGCAGGATCAGCTCACGGTAGGCATTTTCCTGCAGCAGCTTAACGATGGGTTCCGACTCCAGCGTCAGCGTGCGGGCGACGGCGTCCTGCTGGTCAGCAGGGTAAAGGGAAATCAGCGTAGCCTTTCGCTCGGCCAGCAGGGTCTCATAGTCCAGCGACTCCACCACATTGGGCGCGGGCAGCTGGCTCAGGTCGATAGTTGCCATAGTCTCAGCTCACAGGAACGGTTAAGGAAAAAGGCTGCGCGCTGTCGGTGCGGTTGCCGGACAGCTCAACCACCATTGCGCCGCTGATATCCGACTCAAAGCTGATGGCGGTCAGCTTTACGCGCGGCTCCCATTTCAGGATCGCCATATAGCAGGCCGACATAATCTGCAGGCGCAGCGCCTCGTTTTGCGGCTGGTCAATCAGCGCAGATAAAAGCGAACCATACTGGCGACGCATTACCCTGGTGCCGACAGGGGTCAGCAGAATGTCACGCACTGACTGACGGATATGATCGAGGTCGGTCAGCGCGCCGCCGGTTTCCCGGTTCATGCCGATATATTTCGCAGTTGTCATATCGGTTCCCCCGTCTGGCCGCCGCTATCGCCCGGATGGATATGCGAATGCAGTACCTTGCCGTTTGATGAAAGGTTGCCGCCGGTATGCGTAACGTTGCCTTTCATGGTGCCGCCCTTAGTGACTTCCAGCTGCGCGGTTTTGAGCAGCGTTGTGCATTCTACTTCTGGCGAGTCAAAGAGGATTTTTACCGCCGCTTTAATGATTGCCGTCTGTATGCCGGTTGCGATCAACGCGCCGTTTTCCGGCTCGTACTCGATCACCGCACCGTCAGGAAATGACCAGTGCAGTGCATCGGCCGAGGCAGACGGAGCCGGGTTGGCATCCGAGAAAATGCCCGGCAGCACAAAGCCGGTATCGAGTTCGCCGCCGAGGCACAAAACAAGCACCTGTTCACCCACTGACGGCGCATTCCAGGAACGGGTTTTACCCGCGCGGGCGCTCAGCCAGTGCAGCCAGTTAGTTGTGTTTTTTCCGGTATCGACACGGCAGATCCCGCCGTCGAGATTGACGGCCGACACGGTTCCGATGCGGATTAGGTTGCGCAGCAGGCGCTGAATTTCAGAGATTTGTTCATTCATGTTCTGATTATCAAATGGAGGCTAGAAAATCAGAAGGAAGTGTTGTTTGTTCTTCAACTAACAAGATGTGCAGGAGTGGGAGTATAAAGCCTAATGGGGGCACCCCCCCATTTTATTCTTCTGTAGGTAGTAATTTATTCACTTCTAACCAAAAGTATCCTGTTGAAATGATGTCACCCAAAACACCTATCAAACCCTCCTCATCCCAACAATCATTACGCTTACCATCAAATTCAATGACAAAGGGATAACCATCAGCTGCTTGCTCCCATTTTGCTAAGTTCGTTTCGTTACCTTTTTTGCTCCTGAGGACTAATCTGCCTCTTTTCTTTTTGGAAGACCTATCTGGTGAAGAGTTGGCGAATTCCACTAAAAAGCCAAGTGAAGCTCTTTCAAAACTAACTTCCCCTCCTGTTTTTAGCTTAATTTCTTGACTTAACTCGTCAAAGATAGAATTAATTTCGTCTAGATTTTTTCTGGCTGCTTCAGCATTTTTTATACCATTTTCTATTGACAACGAGAACCTTGACATATGAACCTCAACTTATTGATATTGAACCAATTATTGGCAAGTGATCGAAATTATTGTCACTGCTCATTATTAATTTAACATATTTCTCATCAGATATAACCTTACAGTTCTCTTCATTAATGTAATAATCTCCAGCCTTAAGAAAATCCCCTGAAAATAATATTTGATCGAAGCTAGACCACGAATTTCTATTATTAGCCTTGCTATAGCACGTTCCAAAATCATGCTTCGCATCACTTAAACTAAACACACTCCTTGCATATAAAGTACGCCAAAAAGGGTTATAAAGCCAGTAATCAGGAGAAGTTATAACTAGTGAGCGGTCGTTAGTAGCCCGAAGATTATCAAAGATTGTCTCAGAGTAGGGATCATCATTATAATCTCCTAGCAATATAAAACTTTCATTATTTTCCTGTAGATTAACAACACCCATCCTGAGACCAATCGAGCATTCATTCCTAAAGGACTTGCTAATATCTTGCAGGCGGCTGGGCCAATGAGATAATAAAAAATGAATTGGCTTCTCATTTTTGTCAAATATCACTGAGAAAGTTTGCGCCACTTTGATTCTAGATGTGCCAACTCGGCCTACATGAGTAAGTCCTTTCTCTATTTGAACATGTTCGGGTAAATATAAACATGCCAAATCAAACTTGCTACCCGTTGGTGTTGAATCATTTGCAATGATTGACTCAACTCCAATATCTTTTGCCATTTCTTCTATCAAGGTAAATGAGTTTACGTTAATCTCACAGAGAAAAATAATAGCAAGTGCATGCTCTTCAAATAATGACTTTATTATTTCAAAAGCGGAAATTACCATCTCTGCATCTACAGGATCATTTTGACCTGGAGGAGATATGGCGCAATTCCAGAAACCGAATGAAAAGTTCTTTCCCAAATGTTCCTCGATAGTCAGTAGTTTGAAAGAAACATTATACATATTAAAATGATTTATAGAAAATCCGAGCAATTAGTTGCATGTCATTTTCGCTGATGCCCAGCAGGGGGCGGGCCTCATACCGCACTTCTTTACCTTTGCGAGACGGCCGGTCACGCAGCCCGTAATGATGCACGCGGGCCATGCGCTGCACGTTACCCGCAAACTCGATCACTGCCTCATTCGGGCTGGCCTTCGTCTTCATGTACTTAGCGGTGCGCAGCTTTGCGAACATCTCGCGCTTTATCCGGCCCTTTTTGCTGCGCACCGGCTGAGTTTTGCTGCGCACCGGCTGAGTTTTGCTGCGCACCGGCTGCGTTTTGCGGGGCTTAAACGGCGTGCCGTCTGGAGCCTGCTGCCGCTTAATGTTCTGCTGCTGACTCGCTCGCAGCTTGCGGCCAATGTTGCGCGCCATTTCTTTGCGCGCCGGGGCTGACAGGCTGCTGATAAGCGCCTCAAGCCGATCATTTATCAGCTGCAGTTCGCTCATGTCTGCAACTCGCTGACCAGCTCGCCCTTAACGTAAAGCTGCACCGGCCGCGCGTCATTCTCCGGCAGCGGGTTCTCGCCGACGTGGGTCACGTGCAGCCCGTCTTCGGCCTGCTTCACGATCACGCGCTCGCTCAGCTGCAGCTCAATGCTGATATCGCTGGCCGTGTCGCTGATAACATCCGCCTCAAAGGTGAAGCCTGTCCGGCGCTTTTCCTCGCTTGCCATAATATCGGGTTCATTCGTTCGCAGCCAGGCAAGCAGCGGCACGATCAGCAGGTCGATGTTACCGGCGTAGTCGGTAATAACCATGTTAAGCCGGTACTGGTATTCAAACGACAGCGAGCTGGCAAGCGTCGAGACAATGCGACCGCTGTCGATAAACACGTTCAGCGCGTCAGGGTTTCGCTGCAGCTCCGGCACGCTGTCGGTCAGCGCCTGGCGCAGTTGTTGTGGTTTCAGCATCGTGTTGTTCCTGGCAGTCTTTGATTATTTCGACCTGCAGCCCGCAGGCGGCGAGTGCAGCCTCAAGCTGACGATTGTCAGCCGCCAGATCGCCAGCGGTTTTAAGGCTGTTTCCCGGCACCGGGCAGCTTGTCACGCGCGGACACCCAATCCAGATAATCTCTGGCGCTGGCGAAGGCCGGACGGGCGTGCAGCCGGATAACATCGTCAGGCAGAGCAGCAGCAGACCAGTCACGCAGTCTCGGATTCGCATCAGTTTCTCTCTGTATGGTCATTTCACGGTTAAGCGCGGCCGTGCTGGCACGGCCCTGCATCAGCCGCAGCTCGGCCTCGCGCTTCTGGCTGGCCCTCGCATCCGCATCCAGCCTGGCTATCGCCCTGTCGCGGCTCTCGATACCGGCCGACAGCGTGCCGATAATGCGCTGCGCGCTGGTCAGATCGTCTCTGGCAACTTTCCACTGCCAGCCGGTCACGCCCAGCGCCAGCAGAGCCACCGCCAGAAGCAGAGCTATCAGGCGCGTCATTTGACACCCCGCAGGCAGTAGGCTGTTTCCGCAGCGCGGCGGTTTTCCAGCCCGCGATTTTTCACGCCCTTAACGAACACCCAGCGCCGCAGCTCATTACAGGCATCGAGCCAGTGCTGCAGCCTGATGTAACGGGCAAAGGTCGAGCTGCAGGCCGCGCGCACGCCGACGTTAAAGGCGAATGAAACGGCCGTGTCATAGACCGGCTGTGGCATCTCAGCCGCCATACAGGCATCGATCCCGCGCTCGACGCGCATCACGTCATACACAAGATTGACCGCCGCCTGTCGCTCGCTGATCTGGCTGTGCGGCGTCACGCCCTCTGTGTGACCGATGCCGTTAGTCCAGACTCCGGCGCTGCACTGATAGGGCGAGGTGCGGCACCCCTCGGCGTTGGCGATGAGCGCAAGCCCGGCCTCGGACGTTTTCAGGGTTTTGAACTGTGGCAGCAGCGCGGCAATCGCCAGCACCGCCACCACGGCACAGCGTTTAACGGTCTGGCTCAAGGCTCACCCCCCGCAGGCGCTGCAGCTCGTAGGTTTTACGGCGGTAATGCCAGTTGATAAAGAACGTCGCCACGTTAGTAATGAGCGTGATAACGGCCACGCCGGAACCGACCATAAAGGCGATATCCTGTGGCGTATGACGGCCGAACCACATCAGGATGAGGCCAATCAGGTAGTTGATCACAGAGCTGATTTTTTCCATTTTTAGTCCCACAGGTTGACGGTTTCACCTGCTGAAGATTCAGGCAGATCGGGCAGCGTCACCTCGCAGCCGTGTGGCAGCACCGGTCCGCTCTCGGCGAGGCCCGGATTAGCCGCGTAAACCAGCTCGACGGCCTGACCGGTTCGCCCGTAATAGCGCTGACAGATGTCATCAACGGTATCGCCCTGCTGCGCGTAAATGTTCATCAGAGCAGATCCACAATGCAGCCAGGCTTACCGGCGATGCGGCTGATACTGAATCGCGCGTCGCGCCAGTACTCGTCGGCGCTGGCCTCGATTTCGCCCGCCTTTTTTGTGCCGCTGGCGTCATAGCCGCGATAGCGCTCAACGATGGTGGCGGCGGTCAGCGCGCCGACGGCGGCAAGGTAGGCCGTAATCTTTTCGCTCTCGTCGTCCAGCGACTCAGCAGGCACTTCGGCCAGCGCCTTAAAGCCCGCTGCCATCTGCGCGGCGCGCCAGTCGTACAGCTCGGCGTTCACTTCAGAAATTGCCGTCTTCACGGCCAGGCGCAGGCGCTGCGCCGTGACCGTTCCCTCATAGCGCAGTGAATCGCGCAGCTGCAGCAGGTCAACGTCAGGCCAGAAAAACGTATTTTTTACCGGCGGCTCGGCAGCGTCTGCCGGTCGCGGGGCGGGGATAACAACCGTGTTATTCATAATCGGCCTTTGAAATAGGTGGGCGGTGGAGGACGGCGCAGACACTGAAAGTGCGTTGCCGTCCTGCCGCCCGTGCGCGGGGTCGCGTTCGGTCAGCGGCTGGCGATGGCCTGTTTTTTCATCGCCGTTCCCAGCCGCTCAATGTCTTTTTTGACGCCGCAGCCGTCGTGCAGCTGATGCGCCCTTACAAGGTGGGTCATCGCCTCCGAAGCCCTGCCCGCATCGCGAAACACATACCCGGTTATCTTGTGCAGCTTGGCGCGCACCTGATCGGGCATGTCTTCAGATTCCGTCATCGCAATGGTTGCCAGCAGCGGGTCAACATCAACCGGCTCTTTTGCCGTCCAGGCGCGCGTTGTCGCGCTGGCGACTTCCTCGGCCAGCAGGTAAGGCAGGCTGGCGCGCTTAAAGCCGTCTGGCGACACAAGGCCATGCGTCAGCGCGTACCGGGCAATCTCCAGCGCGCCGGGCACGTCGCCCGCATCGAGCCGCCAGATCATGACGGTCATCAGCACGGCATCCTGTGCGCCTTTGCCTTTCTCCAGCACGCCGGACACCCACGGCAGGTACTCAGGTAGCAGCTGACGCTTCATTTCCGCCTTGCGCTCGTTCGAGTGCACTTTCTTTAGGCGGCGCTTGTCGTCATTGAGCTTGATGAGCATCTGCTCATAGCCGCTGGCATGGCGCAGCGGGTTGTCGGCGTTCTGCGAGGCTTCGATAGCCTGCTGGCGCATGCGGTGACGTCGGGCAGGGCTTAACATGCGTTACGCCTCCGGGGTTTCTGCAGCCGCGCTGAACTCACCGACTTCGATGTTTTCAACCAGGCAACCGGCCGCGTAATCCTCGATCACGTAGTCCTCGTTGATGGACTCATAGTTTTCGATGCGGTCGCGCTTCGGCACTTCGTCAATCAGGCGGCGGTGCGTGCCTTCCTGAAAGTAAATTGACAGGTTATCCGGGCGGGTAATCATCAGCGCGTTGGCCGGGAAGTACGGCACGCGCACCGCTGGCAGGTTGCCGATGCGTTTCTGACTGACGATCAGGTCGGCGGCCAGCTGCTCGGTGTTAGCCTGGGACTGGTTAACGATCGGGAAATATTTGTCAGCCAGCAGCTGACGGCCCACGATGACAACCAGCTCCGGGTCTTCCTGATACCACGGTTCGATCAGGGTGTTGGTGGCATCCATCACCAGCGCATCAAGATTGGCGTAATCGCCGTTTTTGCCGACGCGGATTTTTGCAGACACCACGGTGCCGTTTTCGTCGGTGATTTTGCTCATCACGCGATCCGGCGCATCGTTGCGATACTTCTGCAGCCAGCCTACAGCCACGTCCTGCAGCATCGGGAACTTGGCGCGGTTCGAGGTTTTGGCGCGGGTCACGCCGTTGAAGCCGATCATGATGCGGTCAAGCGCCTGGCGCTTCACGATGGCGTCGCGCAGGCGGGCCTGAAAATCTTCATAACGCGCCCACAGGTCGAGGGTGTTATAGCGGATATGAAAGTCATAGTTGACCTGCACACACTCATAACCCTGCTTATCCAGCGCGGCAAAGTCAGCGGTTTCGCGCTCGTCGCCGCCTGCCGTATCGGTCACGCTGGCAATCGAGCCGGACACGCCGATCCCGATTTTCTCGCCCTTCATTTCGGACACCGGCACGATGTTGACGCGGGTCAGGAAGCCGGAAGACTCCTGCACGCGGTTCATCAGAGTCTGCGTGACCGTCGGCTCAACGGTAAACTTTTTGTTCATGTCGTCGGTTTCGACGCCGTTCAGCTCGGCGAGGCGGGTCATGAACTGGTTAAACTTGAAGCGGGTATTCTTACGCATTGGCGTTCCTGTTTATCTCTGTGTTGGGTTTTAACGTTCAGGCAACGCCTGATTAGCAGTCGGTCTGCGCGCCGGACTTCGGATCACTGCCGGTTGCCGCCGGGCGGCGGGTAAAGCTGCCGTCGGTCTGCGAAAGCTGGCCCTGCAGCTCAGCGAAAGCGGCGCGGTCTTCCCCGGCCTGCTGCTCGATAGCCTCCAGGCGCTCGCTGACAGATTGCTCCAGCGCTGAAAGTTTCTGCGTCTGGCTCTCCGCGTTCAGCTGCACCTGCTCAGCTACGGCTGTTACCGCCGCGCCGACGTCGGCGAACTGCTCGCCATCGGTTTTCTTTTTGGCAGAGAACATCGCCGAGATTCGCGCCAGCAGGGTCGGTGACGGCTCCGCCACTTCCTCAAACTCGATCACGGTTTCTTCAGCGGCGCTGAAAAGGTTGTCTTTATGCTGCTTGCGGGATTCCAGCGGATTAACGGTCGCCGAGACGCTGAAGCTCAGGATTTCCGTGCCGAGGCTGGCAGGATTGTCGGTAACAGCCAGGCCGATCAGATATGCCTCACCGGTATCCGCGAACTTGGGGTTGTACTGAATTGATGTATAAATTTTCTGGCGTGCCTTTGTCATAGCAACCAGCTCATCTGTTGGATCGATATCCCCGAACAGCGCCAGCTTGCCTTTTAGCGGCCCGTCAGCAATTTCTTCAGCTGACAGCGCCACCACGTCACCAAAACGGCGGAATGGGCTGTCAGGCGTGATGCCTTTGATGTGCTCAAGGTCAATCCGCGCCCCGTACATCGTCGGGTCATAGTTTTTCGCCATTTGCGCAATGTGCTCACGCGGAATTGCGCGGCCGTCAGTGGTTGCGCCTTCAACTGCGATACGAAAACGCTTTGCTTTGATAGCTGCCATTAATCAGGCTCCGGTCAGGTGTTGGGTCGGTTCGGGGCCAGTTTCCCCGTCGCCACACAATCCCTCAACGAATGCCAGCCCGCTGATGCATCAGCAAACAGGGACAGCAGGCGCGCCATTTTCGGCACCGGTAGCCTTGCCGGTATGAAAACGACACCGACAACCATCATCAGCGATCCGCGCCGTCAGGCCGCGCTGCTTTACTGGCAGGGTTATTCCGTGCGCCAGATTGCGGAGACGCTCGGACAGAAAACGCCAACCGTGCAGAGCTGGAAGCTGCGCGACGCGTGGGATAACGTCGCGCCCATCAGTCGCGTTGAATCCAGCATGGAAGCCCGGCTGATTCAGCTCATCATGAAAGAGGTAAAGGGGAATTGTGATTACAAAGAGATAGACGCGCTCGGCCGTCAGATTGAGCGCCTTGCCCGCGTTGAGCGCTACCGTAGCAGCGGCAACGAGGCCGACCTAAACCCCAACGTGCGCAACCGCAACAAAGGCGAGCGCCAGCCGGTTGTTAAAAATGAGTTCAGCGAGGAACAGACAGACAAGCTGACCGGCGTGTTTATGGATAACTGCTTTGAGTATCAGCTCAACTGGCATAAAGCCGGGCTGACTCACCGCATCCGCAATATCCTGAAGTCGCGCCAGATTGGGGCCACGTTCTATTTTGCCCGCGAGGCGCTGATCGATGCGCTGACCACCGGCCGCAACCAGATTTTTCTTTCGGCCAGCAAAGCACAGGCGCACGTCTTTAAAAACTACATCATCGACTTTGCCCGCCAGGCTGACGTTGACCTGAAGGGCGATCCCATCGTGCTGCCGAACGGCGCGCGCCTGATATTCCTCGGCACCAACGTGCGCACAGCGCAGAGCTACACCGGCAACCTCTATCTGGATGAATATTTCTGGATCCCGAAATTCCAGGAGCTGCGCAAAGTTGCCAGCGGCATGTCGCTGCACAAGAAGTGGCGTACCACCTACTTTTCCACGCCGTCAGCCCTGTCGCACAGCGCTTATCCGTTCTGGTCAGGCGAGCTGTTTAACAAGGGGCGTCGCAGCAAAGATGATCGTATCGAGATAGACCTGTCGCATTCTCATCTGGCTAAAGGCGCGCTGTGCGGTGACGGGCAGTGGCGGCAGATTGTCACGGTTGAGGATGCGCTGACCGGCGGCTGCAACCTGTTCGACATTGACCAGCTGCAGCTTGAATACAGCCCGGCGGAATATCAGAACCTGCTGATGTGTGAATTTGTCGACGATGAGGCCAGCGTGTTCCCGTTCGCCGAGCTGCAGAGCTGCATGATCGACAGCCTGGAGGAGTGGGAAGACTTTAACCCGTACCTGCCGCGCCCGTTCGCACACCGGCCGGTCTGGATCGGCTATGACCCGTCGCATACCGGCGACAGCGCAGGCTGTGCGGTAATCGCGCCGCCGCTCGTTGCGGGCGGTAAGTTCCGCGTGCTGGAGCGTCACCAGTGGCGGGGCATGGACTTTGCCGCGCAGGCGAAATCTATCGAGGACTTAACGAAAAAATACACCGTGGAATATATCGGCGTGGATGCCACCGGCATAGGGCAGGGGGTTTTTCAGCTGGTACGCCAGTTTTACCCGGCCGCGCGGGAAATCAAATACTCACCGGAAGTGAAAACCGCAATGGTGCTGAAGGCAAAAGACACCATCAGCAGCGGGCGGCTTGAGTATGACGCCGGGGCGACGGATATCACGCAGTCGTTTATGGCTATCCGCAAAACCATGACGGCCAGCGGCAACCGCTCAACTTATGAGGCGAGCCGCAGCGAAGAGGCCAGCCATGCTGACGTCGCCTGGGCCATCATGCACGCACTTTTAAACGAACCGCTTACCGCAGCCAGCGGCGGCGCTAACCCCTCAATTCTGGAATTTTACTGATGAGCAAACGCAGAGGCCGCAAGGCTCACTCCGCCACCGCGCAGCCTGTACAGGCAACCGCACCGCAGCAGCACGCCGAGGCGTTTACCTTTGGCGACCCGACGCCGGTTATGGATAAGCGCGACATTCTGGATTATGCCGAGTGCATCGGTAACGGGCGCTGGTTTGAGCCGCCGGTCAGCTTTAGCGGGCTGGCTAAGAGCCTGCGCTCGGCCGTGCATCACAGCTCGCCGATTTACGTAAAGCGCAACATTCTGGCCTCAACGTTCATTCCGCACCCGATGATGAGTCAGCAGGAGTTTAGCAAGTTTGCGCTGGATTATCTGGTCTTCGGCAATGCCTTTGCCGAGCTGCGCCGTAACAGCTTGGGTAAGCCGCTGCGCCTTGAAACCACCCCAGCCAAATTTACCCGTCGGGGCGTGAAGGATGGTGTTTACTGGTTTGTAAATGACTGGAAAGAGCCGCACGAATTTTCGGCCGGCAGCGTGTTTCACCTGCTGGAGCCGGATATTAATCAGGAGCTTTACGGCCTGCCGGAATACCTCAGCGCGCTTAACTCCGCCTGGCTGAATGAGGCGGCTACGCTGTTCCGCCGCAAGTATTACCAGAACGGCGCGCACGCCGGTTACATCTTGTATATGACCGATGCGGCGCAGAGCAGCAGCGACGTTGACCGGATGCGACAGGCGATGCGCGACACGAAAGGGCTGGGTAACTTCCGCAACCTGTTCATGTACGCGCCGAATGGTAAGCCGGACGGGATCAAGATTCTGCCGCTCAGTGAAGTGGCGACGAAAGACGATTTCTTTAACATCAAGAAAGCCAGCCGCGACGACCTGCTCAGCGCACACCGCGTACCGCCGCAGATGATGGGAATTATCCCGGACAACTCCGGCGGATTCGGTGACGCAGTTAAGGCGGCGCAGGTGTTTGTAAGGAACGAGCTGACGCCGCTGCAGGAGCGGATGAAGGAGATTAATAACTGGCTGGGTCAAGAGGTTATTAAATTCAAAGAATATCAATTAATTTAAATTTGAAAATTTAATCTCCCTAGCTTTTGGATTAATCGTAAAAATAGCGTTACCCAGTCACCCATGTACGGTAACGCTCTTAATTCATATATAAAATTAAGAGCATTTCAACTAAACCTGAGCCGTGATTACACGCCTGACAGCATCATGTAACCTCTGGAAATTAACGCCTTTCCTTGAAGCGCCAAACTCCATTAGCTGATGACCACTAAACTTAGTGTCCCTTCTTTTGTCCGACAGCCGACGCGTCAGCAAAGCAAACAGGGACTTACCGCGAATTAAACTCCCTATATTTGATTGAATTTCAGCATATAGATGCTCAGGATAATGTTCACCTTCCTCCAAAACTAATGAGGAATGATAAAACTCTTGATCATCTAAAACCTTCCCTGGGTGTTCTCGAAAAGAAAAAGAGTTATTTTGCCTTTGGTATCTGTCCAGTGATAAAGCAAACCATCTTGAGAATAACTGAACTTCATTGACAAACAATCTTTTTTCATCGACAGTCAAGAGGCTAATCAAATCCCCATCAGAATATAGATCATTTTCAATTGAATACCCAGTGGTTGTAATAATATCATCGAAACCTTCAGGCTTCCCAAAATAAACCCATGTATCATTATCTACTATGAAGGCAATGGGAGTTTTGATCTGGCTTTGAGTAATTCTTTGGCGTAATTCCAATACTGAACCTTTACATCCAGCTGGTAACATATCTACACCCAAGTCCGATAACCCCTCTTCAAGACGCCTATAGAAAATAATATCATCCTTTCCTTCAACTAAAACAGTGGGGATGCTAGTTCTTTTGAGTAATTCAAAAAGTTCATCCACAGATGGCCTGCGTTTTGCATTACTCATTGTCACTCCCCTTTATCAACGCCCATCGAAACTTCTTTATCAGGATATTTACCATAAATAAACGGGGAGTGTGTAGCAAATATAAATTGATTAGAAGGATTTTGATTTTGAAGAATTGAAAATATCTGCCTTTGCCAATCAACATGTAAGCTAAGCTCAGGCTCATCGATGAAAATTACTGAATCTTGATGAAATGCATTATAACAAATAAAACTTAAAAGTTGTTTTTCGCCTGCGGACAAAACATCACTATTTACGGCTTCTGCGGCATCGCCAAAATTTAGCCTCTTGCCGAATGAAATCCCCGAGTGTTGAAATAATTTTTCAACCAAGGCCCTAACAGCCTCATAAGGAACCATCGTTTGTGATCTAAATTCTTCAATCTTTTCTATTTCTTCTCTGGTTTCTGAGAGCAAAGAATCGGCATCTCCATGCTCTCCCTGAGATTTTTGATGTCTTTTTATCTTATCAATAACGCTTCTAGATACTTCTTGCTGGAATGAGTTAATCTCCTCTGAAAATGCTGCGTAGCGTCTTAAAAGCAAGCTGTTAATATCCTTTGTAGATATAGCCGCTACAAATAAATTTGAAGGGTTACTAAATTTTCTTGAAAGAGAATCCAGTGCCTCATCGATTTCTGAAACAGGCCTTGCACCGGTACGAACCCTAGTATTGCTATTCTGTAATAATGAAAATCCACCTTCAATTCTACGGAATGTTGGAAAGAATATAGACCCACCATTTGCGAGTAAATAGGACTTGGCTTTTTCTTCAGCCGACTCACCAAAAAAACCTTCTTCGGGAAAGTCAGGGTCATCTTCTAAAGTAAAGCTCTCTCCATTTATGGTCATTTCTATCTTACAAAAAACATCACCCGTTCTTATGACGGTGCACGTATAAAGAGAGGTCACAACGGTACAAGATTTAAAATCGACTTCCCGCAACGCATAAATAATATTCCCACTTATTATGAACCAAACTAGTTTCATCAATGTGGTTTTACCGGAACCATTTCGGCCCGTAATCAAATTGAGATCTTCATTAAAATTATATTTCTGTTGAGAATTTTTCCCAAATAAACCAACTACAGTAACTGACCTTAGTTTCATTTAAACCTCTTAGAAAGGGATAGTTCAAGGAATGCATAACCTTGAAGGCGAGACTTATCTCATTTCATTAACATTGCTTGTCAACATTTTATACATTTACAATTCGATACCGTCAATCTTTACTGAGTAAGTTCTGATTGGGAGAACATCAAACAATCAATTGGAGCATAACCCCTTGCGCGCAATGCTATCCCCGCCACGCCTGCCCGCTTTGTGCATCGCTTTTCATGCATGTGCATATAGTACCTCTGAACGCGCCAGCTCTGGCTTTACAAACGTTTAGTGATCCAATTTAGATCATGCGGATTCATGCAAGCATATGCACTTTGATGAAGAAGCAAAAAGCCACCTGAAAGGTGGCTAGTGAACGGTAGGGAAGGGGCAATTAATCATTCAGCCTGGCGGTATATGGCAGCTTCGAAAACAGATGTGTCGATTGTTCCTGCCATGTCGCTGATCATCGACAGTGCCATTTTTAATTCATCTTCTTTGCAGTGTGCGATCAGTGATACGTCGGCAATGAACTGAATGCGTGCGACCGTTTCACTTAGATTATCTATGCTCATCAAATGATTAACTCCTTCTGGTCAAAATATACTGTATGTATAAACAGTATCATGGTGACTTCAAATCGTAAAGAATCGTGCGGTTCAGATTAGTCCGACTGCCGTTTTATTAATCAGGCAGCTGTATGCCTCTTTTTCTCGCGAGCGCAATGAAGCGCTTTAGTGGTGTGGGATTTTTGCGCCGACTATGGAAGAGGTAGCCGCTTGTACCGCTCCAGTAAGAAAGCTCCCCAACCTTTATTGTATGGCCTTTCATCATGCGTACAGCTTCACCGTCGGATAGTGTTAACCTGGAGATCTCAAAGAAACTCTTTTTCAACGTTTCCCGTTCTTTGTAATGACTCAGTTCAGAGTGAGATTTGTTCGGCTCAGGTTGCTCCTGCGCTGGCTTTTCTCTTAATCGCTTAAGAATCCTTCTGCGATCGGCGCGAGTAGGGGGTTTAGAGAAATCGATAGCAGCCTCGGAGTCTGTTGGCTCCGTACAGTTATTGACAGAACTCCGAGAGGACGCGGACGCGTCCTTAAATTCCAAACCCAAATCAACGGCACGTTTCGGGACAATCTTCCATTGCATCAGACGGGTTAAAATTGACGTATCGTCGCCAACTTCGGTTGCGTAAACACCCTTGATGCGCACGGTTTCCTCACCGTATTCATTAAAGTTTTCACTTGCCTGATACCAGGTGCGCACAGCCAGTTCGTCGCGGCGCACGAACGGGCCTCCCTGCGCGTTAACATATCCAGCCCAGTCTCCTGCATCGGCTGCATCATGCGCTGCCGCAAACTCGACGCTAAGTCCGTGCGCGGTTTCGCTGTCAGCCATGCGGCGCAGTTCGCGGTAAACCGTGACCGGCGCGCCGCCCACAAACTGGAATTGCCGTATGTGCCAGCGTGCCGCCCATGCGGAAACGGCCGAGGCGGTTTCCTTCAGGTCTTTGCCGCTTTCGTCGTCCCTCTCGCCGTCCAGCGCGTAGCCATCGATATTCTTGGAAATGTATTTAGCAACATAACCCGTCGCGCTGCCTTTCTCCGGGTTAATAGCCTCGGCGTGAAAACGAGCCTTACGGGCCTTTTCGGTTGTCAGTTCGCTGCCGTCTTCCTGCCAGGCGTAGTCGCGGATAATCTCGCGCACGCGCTCAGCCTGCTCCGGGCGCATAAACATAAGCATGTGCCAGTGCGGGGTTGCATCATGATGAGGCTCAGCAACGCGAATCCCGAAGATGCGGATTTCTTCGCGGTGCAGCTTGGCGCGGATTTTCTGCCAGACACGGCAGAGATAACGCTGCGTGTCGGCCGGGCTGGCACCATTCCATTTACGGTTACGATGCCCGGTTTTGATTGTGGCGTGATAGCGCGCGGGGGCGGTCAGCGTGTAGAACTCGCCGATAAAGCCCATCTCATTGCAGATGTTTTCGAAGCCGCGAATGCGGGTCATCAGCTCGCAGCGGCGAATCGCCGGATTGGCCACACTGCCGTCGTATTTCTCAATCAGGCTGATGCGGTTGCCTTCTTCGTCTTCCAGCTCCATTCCCTTCAGAAATTCACGGGTGCGGCGCTTCTGCTCGCGCCACTCTGAAACGGTCATGCTGCTGGCGTAGGGGGTGTGTTTTTTGCTGACGTTAGCCAGGGCAATCTGAAGATGCTCACGCCATGATGCGGCCACGCGGCGCAGTCGGCCTTTCCACCATTTTTCCGTCTGCATACGCATGATCGCCGGGGTAACTTCCTCCGGGTCAAATAGCCGCGACGTGACTTTATCCCACAATGGCGGCATCTGGTTCAGCTCGCGGGTAATAGTGGCGGCAGTCATGTAAACGCGGTGCGTGTATTTGTAATCTGACTCGGCGCTGGCCTGCGCGTGTGCCTGTACCAGCTCGGCGAGAATGAAATTAGCCACATCCCCAGCAAGCAAATCGACGTCAGCGCGAGCCATATCCGGCAGGCGGTTAAAGCGGCGCATCAGATTGAAAAGCTGACCACCTGCTACCGCCGCATTGTCACGCTCAGTTGCGTTACCGCCGAGTAACTTTAATGTGCTCCCCTTCATTACCCCGACACGATATTGAGCGTTAACGGTTTCAACGCGTGGCAATGTGCGCTCAACAAATGTCTTTACTAAGTACGCATTGGCGCGGGCTGTTCCCTGCGTCTTTTCCAGATCGCTGATGCGGCGTTTAACGTCGAGTTGTATCAGAGCAGGCTGCATAACGAGCAACTCCTGCGCACGCACTAAAGCCGCAATCATCTGACTGCGGCTGTGCATTTCCTCATAGGTGGGATAGGGGCTGGCGATGGCTTCCCGTGGAGCATTCCACGGGTAAGCAAATTCCTCATGCATCAGGAATTACCCTGCCGGTGTTTACTGCGATGTTCCTCAATTTCCTGGCAGGAAACGCAGCGAGTTACACCCAGATATGCGCGCCGGCGCTTTTCAGGAATTGGGGAATCACAGTCTTCACAAAATGAGGCGCTTACAGCAGGCGCGCGATTGACGATATTCGCAATGTTGCGAGCCAGCATTTCGTCGGTGCGCTGCTGTACGATGTCCATTGAGTCAGCCATTAATGCGCCTCCTCAATCTGAGCATGGATTTTTTCCGCTTCCTGATTAAGCAGCTCGGCTGCTTCGATGTGTGTCATTCCATCACTACGGATTTTCCATGCCAATACATTGAGGCGTGAGGCCATAAGTTCTGCACGAGCAAGACGCTCTTCGCGACGCGCATCATTCAGCATCATATCGAGTTCGATATAAGAATCAGGCTTAGTGGTACGAGGTAATTTATTCAGCATGTGATTTCCTTGTATTCAGGCAAAGCGAATCCCGGCGGGTTTACGCCAATAAATCGCTTTGGGTTATTTAGTTCGAAAGAGTCATATGTTTGGGGAAAAAACTCACAACGACTTTCAGGTGGTTCATTGCGCGAATCAGTGCGTTTCTTTCTTCGTTAGTGAGATCAGTAAAATTGGCTGAGTGCCGGTCTTTGCCGATATTCGCCAGGAAAAAAATAGCGCTTAACGCTCGCTTGTTATCCTGATAATTGTTGTCAGTCACATCGCGCATTTCAGCAATAAAACGGGCCACATCTTTTTCGCAATTACCGCCCATCAGTTGCGCACGAAGCAGTGCAACATGATTCAGCGCGGCAACACGTTGACCGGCTGTCAGTTCGACCAACATGGAATCGCCTTCGATAGCCATGATTTGCCCCTTTTAGGTAATGCTTGTGCTTTTACTTCTGAAGCTAACGACGTTGCTGGATTCCAGCGCTTACCGTTTTCTCCCATGATCCAGCCGTGTCCGTATGACATGGATGGGCTTTGGCGTGTGAGTCTTGCTGCCAATGAGATCATGATTCCCCCTCAACTCATACCAAATGATGCACCAATGCCGCTGATAGCATCGACAGTTGAGGATAAAGCCGGATTAGCCTGAATACGCGCCTGTACTGCCATTGCGGCCAAGGTTAAGCAGCGAATACCGCTATTAACGTTTTGCAAAAGGCCGTGTTTGCTGCTGGCGGTCATTGGTGCTGTAGAAATCGCACCTGCTGCCAACTGGCCGACTTCTGCAGTAGCTTTCATGACATACAGAGGAAATTTTTCATCAGCGACTTCGTTTACCGGCACACAGGGGAGGCACTGGATTTGCGCCAGCAGGCCATCAACTAACGTTGCATCCTCAGTGACATCGGTAAGGGCTAAAACCTCTAAGACGGTAAGTTGATGTGGCTGGTCTGGATTCAACTTATTACGCAGCGTTTGCGCACGCATGCCGGACTGCTTAGCGACGTCTTCCATGTTGTGAGCTAACGCGAATTTGCGACAGGCATCGTCGTAACGGGTATGGGTAGAAACCTTGAAATCAAACATGCTCAGATCCTTTTTAACTTGCAAAATCAAGTTATGGTTTGATGTAGCGGCATTTGATTGCCTGCTGGCGGTTCTTTTCACGCCATGCAGCAACATTGATAAGCGGATTGCCATGTTTCGTCATGGTGGTTTCTACCACTTCGCCTGTCTTACGATTAGTGCGGTTCTGTGTGTAGGTGAAAGATGGGGTAGGGGCGAGCAGCACAACCCCGTTAGCAATCCATTTCTCCAGCACCGACAGGCTAATGCGGTTGGCTGCAGCAAAGTCCTGCTTAGACATTGTTGGGGATGTGGCGAGCGTGACGGCTTTGTTTACGGCGTCGTTTACTGCTTCGCTGATGGCTGGCATCAAAATCGCTGCGACATTGGCAATAAAATCTTGAGATTGCACTAAGTCAAATGCGTTCTGACTGTTTGCATTTTCAGTATGCATAACGCAGTATCTCCTGTTAGTTGAACGTGTTCTACGGTGTTGCATATGGTGTGCTAACACTTTAGATCCGTTTTTCTTATCTGTAAATAAGAAAATAAAATCTAGGGTTAAAGGATGCGCATTGAAAAAGCTGTTGGGCCTGAAGTTTTAGAGCGAATGCTTTCTGCATACGGCTTCAGTATGCAAAAGGAGCTGGCCGAGCATCTGGGTATAGCTAAAAGCAATGTTGCTGGCTGGGTGCAACGCGGGCAGGTTCCGGGTAATGCTATTGTGCAGTGCGCTTTAGATACTGGCGCTGATGTTAATTGGTTAGTAACAGGCGAACTTGAAAAAGCAAACTCTGTGCCTGAACTGCCTAACCTGACTGGTAAAGCTGTCTACGATGAAGTTTTGGCTAATGGTGGTAAACCTGTTCTTCGCCGTATCCTTGATGCATATGGATTTACACTGCAAAAGCAACTTTGTGAATTATTGGATATTTCATCAGGGACGGTCAGTACTTGGGTAAGGCGGAATTATTTTCCTGGTGATGTTGTTGTCACGTGTGCAATCGATACTGGTGTGTCTCTTAGATGGTTAGCAACCGGGAAAGGGAATTTAAACAAGGAACAAATTTCTATTGATGCTGTAAATGAAATCCCACGTAAGGTTTTAACTTCTGGAGTTCTAAGTGACTCTGGAAGTTGGACTGTTGATCTTAGCTTTATTAAGCATTCCTTCAAACAGCCAGTTTTTATATCCAGCAACTATGCTTCTTGGATTGTTGATATGAATATCACAGATATAAGCAACGGAAAATGGCTTCTAGGTATTGATGATAAATACGACGTTTACGATATAACAGTCTTACCAGGCCGTAAAATTGAGGTTGTTAAAACTAATAATTTTATATGCGGAATCGATGAAGTAAAGGCTGTGGGTAAAGTAATTATTACCTTAGTAACTGACTGATGTGGCGTATATCAGTGTTTTTTTGTTTTTTGAAGGAATTACTATGAGGCGGGAGTCTTTAGATTTTGAATGTTTAGTTAAAGAAATATTCCAACACTTATCTTGTGATTTAAAAAGTGATTGGAATGATAAGTTTGATATGGTTTTTGATTGGAATGATTCTGAGTACGTTTCCGAGATAAAATATTATCGAACAATTAGGGCGCAGGTTTCTCTTATTAATCGTGCTATTTTTCAATTTAAGAGAATTAAAGATGCTCGGCAGAATTTTATTGATGATGGCGTTGGTGGGCTATTGATTATTTCATCATATCTTGAGTCAGGGTTAAAGAATGTTATAGAAAATGAAGAGGACATTGTAATTGTTGATTTGTATGATCTTCTGGCATTAACATCTGAATTACCCGAACATAGAGAGAAGCTAATAAAATTACTTGAGATTCCTGACGGGTTGATTGATGCAAATAAAGGAAGGGATTTAGAAGAAATATTTGCTCGAGAAGATAGTTTTCATGACAGGGTTAATCGCTCTGTACCTGTTGAAGATGACCCTCAAAATAATGAGCAGTTGATATCCAGATTGTTAGACCTACCTGCTGGTAAAAAACATTGGAAGAGTTATGAGACTTTAATGATTGAAATACTAAAGTTCCTTTTTGAGGATGATTTAAAAGGATGGTATACGCAATATGAAAGTGAGAATAAATTAAACAGATATGATTGTGTTTGCGGAATAAAGAAAACCACAGAGTTTTGGTCGTTATTAATTGAACAGTTAAAGTCTAATTATTTATTAATCGAATTTAAAAACTATAGTGATGAGATCACTCAGGGTGAAGTGTTGACCACTGAGAAGTATCTATTTGAAAATGCTTTTAGAAAAGTCGCTTTGATATTTTGTAGGAAAGGGGCTAATCACTCAGCGTTGCAAATGTGCATGGGGGCTATGAGAGAAAGTGGGCGTCTTATACTTGTTCTCGATGATAAAGATGTTGTCGAGATGATTCATAGTAAAGAAAATGGGAGTGATCCATCTGATTTTTTGCATCAAAAAGTCGATGATTTTCTGATGAGATTATCCAGATAAAGACTATCAAAATAATAATAAATGGTTTGCAACTCTAAGTGGCGCTATTCAATTTAAAAGTATAATTGAATGCAGGAGAAGAATTTCAATGGTTTGGTTTCTAGCAAGTATAACCGAAGTTTTACAACTGATGAAGTCAATTCCTATAGCATTTATCGGTGCAGCTTTTGGGATCTACTTTTCATATATGAAGTTAACTTCAAAAATAACTTATTCATTTTCAGTGTCCCCTAGGTTTTATGGTGACAAGCTGACCGATTTTGTCTTTCAAAATCGACGCGATAGGACTTATGTTATCCAGAAGGTTTTCTGCAAATATGCTGATGGTGAAATTTCAAGGTTGAAGGATTTTCATCCACCATTAATATTGAAACCTTATGAGGCTATTGTAGTAGAATTTGAAGATGTCAGCGAGTGGCAGAGTCTAGATGGTATCGCTTATAAGCCTAATCATATGGACTCATTCGAAATTTTCGCCTTTACTCATGGTAAAGGTGTTATCAAATGCAAAAGAGAATATAAATCTAAATACAAAGAATATACAGTAAAGCCATTTACATCAAGTTTTGATGACCTTATATTGCAGGGAGATATGTTTTTTGTTCTCGCCGGCTGGCAGGGGAAAAAATCCGTTAAGATTGTTTTCTATCGTTCAGGCTTTCTTGACGGCTCAGAAAATTTTGGTGGGTATAACTATATAGATATTAAAGGTTCACCATGTATTAAACTTGAGGATATAACCAAGGTTGTTTTTAAAAAAGGTTTTGATAAACAATGGGACTTCTTCAGAATTTATAGCGTTGAAAACTACAAACTAAATGTAGTTTTCACTCATCGCTCGAAAGATAACAATGAAGGTTAATATCGAAATGTCAAAGGTTAACGATCTTGTTATTCTTAGATAATATGACAGTTGCTTCATTTTTAGGGATAGTTAGTTGATTTACATCGACGATGCGATGATAGTTTTTTATTTTTAACGATGTTTTAAATGAAAAGGAAATGTTTCTTCCTAATAGAATAGTTATTCCACTATTTAAAAATGCAAATGCTAGTGCTAATCTTTTAAAAAAAGGGAGTTTGTCAATTAAAATGAAAAGTTTCACAGATTCAGTCCTCTTGAGAGCTCGATGGGACATTATAAATGAAATAAAAAAAGAACTCGAACAACATGGGCATAGTTTTTCAAGAGGCCCAATGTGTTTTTCAGTTGGCAACCTTGAATTTATCAGTGTCGCGCTTCCAGTGGCAGGAGCTGTAGCTGGGGCACTAGCTACCATTATTGTTGCCTGCGTTAGCCGTGGTAAGAAGATACGTGTGGTTTTTGAAGGCGATAAGGTTAAAGAGATTGATGCTTCAAATTATAAACAAGAAGAAATAATTGAGATGATTAAGGAAGTCAAAAGAATTGACATCTGTGATTAGAAGTCGCTAAAGAAAGTTGCAGCCATTTTATCGCCAATATATGACTTAAGTGGCTGTTTTTAATGATATAAAATAGTATTCGGTCTTTTTTTGTTTGTGTGTAACGTTCAGAAACTAACCAGAGTGCCTCAAGAAGATAAATTACTGGAGAGGGTAAGAGATTATCGCGTCCCGCACTTGTCCTCTGGAAGTAGCCGCAACAAACAGAAGAAATAGACGCCTGCGTTTGCAGGCGTTAATTATTTACCCAACCAGCGTCCGGCCTGTGCAGACTCAATTAACAGACGAATAGTCAGCGGATCGTGCGGTGCGTTGAAATCTTCCGGGAAATATTCGGCAAACGTGATAGAGCCGGGATTAATACCAAATCTGTCAGCATACCGCTCTAGCAATTCATACGCGTCAAGAGGATCCATGCGAAAGTCATTGTTCAGAGCGGTATCCCGCTCAAGCTTATAACGTCTTAACGTAAACAAACTTCTGCCGTTATAATCTTCAACCAGCGCAAATACAGCTTTCTCTATATCCTCACTTACCATATCTTGTCGTCCTTATGAGCAATAAGGTTATATTTTACCGTAGTTTTCCAGCCAATTTCTGCCACATCAACGGCCATAATTACCCAGCCTAAAACGGGGATTGTGCGACCGACGAACGTCCCCAGCTTGTGAGTCATTAACATCTTAATTTGAAGAGGATTTTTAGGGTTCTGTATCCACGTGGGTAATCTGAATGGAAGACGGTAATCCCGTAACAGCTTTCGAGAATAGACCGAAGCATAAGAGGTGCCTTTCCATGCTCCGTTTAGCTTACCGGATACGTCAATCGTATTTTGTCCCGAGTAAATCGCAACCAGAGCGATGATATCCTTTGTACCGCTGAAGTGCTCTGCAGTCACATCAATCATTATCCAGAAATAAAGCTCTCCTGCAGAAAGGTTAGTAAGTCCGCCATAGAAGTAAGTTCCGTTTAACTGCTCCGTTGTATCCATACCATTCCCTTAAATGGGTACTGTAATGGTCAAAACTGTATCACATCAATTCCGGTCACTGCCAGATGCTGGCTGGCGCTATCTGATGCATTTTGCGACTCTCAAATCCATAGTTGTCGCTCCGCTGTATCAAAAGATCACGATGCCCACGCTCGGGTCGTTGAACGCTGCATGATCTATGCATCTTATCCCTCAGCCCACAATAGCTATCATCGCAATGGCGGATCACTTGGTGCATGCTTTAAATGCAGTTTTACTAACGTTCATCTCATCATTGCTACTATGGCAGGATTTTCCAGCAAGAAGAAAAAGCAAAGAGTCTGTCAATATATAAAGGTCAACGCGCCTCATTACAGATATTTAGTTATTGCGAAACCAATGGGTTGATTTGTGAAAAAAGCAAATATAAGTTATGGGGTTCTCTATGGCTGAATTACAGGATGTTTACTTATGAAATCTTTAATTCATATAGGTTGTTGAAATTGAGGGTAAAAATAAAAAAATATTGGGTGAAGCCTATGTATAACAGCGAAGGGAAAATTGCTGACGCTCTATATGAGATTCTGAATAAATGAAGCGTGCTATTTTATGGCTGATTCAGTCTTTTTTCTATTTATTACCTGCTGAAGTTATTGTGGCTGGCGTGTATATCTTCATCTGCTTTGTTCCGCAGTATGCAGCACTTCTTAGTTTTGCCTGGGTTATCGTAGTTTCTTATGTGTATATTAAATTTAACCGATGGTATTGATAAAATCCTGACATATTAGTGAGCTTAAAATTTGGGTTGAAAAGCGAACGCAAAATAACCCTATTAGCTTAAGGTGCCCGGTCTCCATCCTAAAAACCCACTCCACTCTGCAAAAGCAGAAACAACCCTGCCAGCCTCGCACCCAAAGCTTACCTGTCATCTTGTCATCACCGCGGTTTGGCTTATCCTTAAAGCTTCAATCAAAAGGAGCATCGTTTATGAAAGCGGCAATTGCTAACAGTGAACACAAGGTTGAAGTGG